CTACCCGACGAGCAGAAAAACTTCTTCTTGGCGTCGTCTGACTAAACCAGACAGTACTCTCCCACCACCATAGACCCACCGGCGTAATTCCTGGCTGCTTGCAAGCCAGTCACGCTGGTTGACCCGCCGTCTCAACGTCGAGGTCTGAAGACGCCCCGCACCAAGGTTGAAAGTGAAGTCCACAATAGCCGCCAGCCGCCCCTCCGGTTCTGTGGCCAGCACCGGACAGAAGCGCAGCGTCGCAGCGAGCGCAGTTTGGAAGTCGCGCGCCAGATAGACCTCGGCTTCTGCCTCCGTGATCGGCGGGTGCTTGGGGTCGCAGAGATGGCCGTACCCAATCGTCCAGAACCCTGCCGGGCAGATGTAGGGGACGGCAGTGATCTCGATTCCGCGCTTCACCCTGCGCTCGAATCCCTCGAAGCGCTTGGCCAGATCAATAGCCGCTTGTGGAACTGCGATCACGGCCGCACCCGGTCAAACACACGCCCCAGAAACCAGAAGTTCAACACCCCCGCCCAAAGCGCCTGGTCAGCCTCTGTCCAGGCATGCAGGATGGCCGTCCCCCAGCCAGCGCCAGCGGTCACGGCTGCCGCAAACGCTGCAGTCTTGGCAGCGCAATACAGCGCCATGAACCAGTAGGTGATCACCGGCCTCACACTGACCGACAAGGCATCAGCCCAACCGACACCCGATTTCTGACCCTGCGCCGCTACCGCATCCCGCAAGGCCTCGACAACGCCCACGTTCCAGGCCGCATCGGAGGCAGCACCAATTTCGGCCATGCGCTGGGCTCCGCGCAACTTTTCGAACTCCAGTGCTTTGTCCTGCATCGCCAGTTCATGGCCCCGTTCGCCCTGGCGGTCCAGCCACTTAAGGATTTCAGGCGCGAGACGGAAGGCCCCGCCAAGGAGGCCACCAAGTAGAGTCTCGATCATTGCGGGCCTCCCATCAGTTTGAGCTTGATGGCGGCACCAACTAGCAATGCGGCCAGGATGCAGGTGGTGATGACCTTGACGGTGGTCTGCCAGGCAGTGCGGCGGGCATCGCGCCAGGCTTCGAGCAGGCCGCGCAGTTCGCGGATGTCCCGCGCGGCGTGGCCGTTTTCCAGGCCGAGATGGGCCAGGCAACGCTCGGCACCACGCTCAGCAGCGCGGGTGAGCAGATCGTCCAGATCTTCGGGGCGCAGGGTGATGGACTGCGCTACGCCGGTTTCGTCTACGTTCTCCATGGTTGGGTCTCCAAAATGCAAAATGCCCGCACTGGATCTCTCCAGGCGGGCGTAAATAACGGGGCTTTGCTTCAGGCGAAGTGATCGGCCTTGGCCAGTGGCTTGATGAAGTCAGGCAGATGGTTGGGATTGATACCCGCCGGAATCATGGCGGGATCAACGATGTCCTCCACCCGCTCGCCATCACGCAATGCGTGAATACAGGCCGCTACCGTGCCATCTTCCAGCGCCGTGAGGGTATGGGTCTTATTGCGGGCAATGAAGATGATGTGAGGCGCTGTAAACTCCGACACAGCGCCATCCACATCCACCTGCAGCCGCCCCTTGACCAGCAAAGTGGGGTGATCGAATGCGTGCTTGTGGCCCTCGTTGACGTCACCTGCGTTTTCAAAAGTCATCAGCTTGATCCAGAGGTTGCTGATCAGGCTCAACTGAGATTTAGGTGGGGATTTAGGGCTGGCCATTGACACCTCCTGGTTGTGGCTCTGTTGTGATGGGTATGGATGGGTAGGTGATGACCGGATCAAGACGACCGTCAATGGCTTTGAAGCTGATCATCTCCATGGTCACGTCGTCTGGAATGTCCGCATTCGGGAAGCTGGTTTCGTCCTCGATCGCCGGACAGTCCGCCAGGGGTACGAGCCGAACATCCCCTTTTTGGAAATTGAAATAAAGTCGTTGCATCACTCCTCCTCAAACGAACTGGATGTAAGTGGCCGTGAACGAGTTCACATAGATCGAGTCGCCACTCGACCCACTCAAAATCGAGCCATACAGGTCAAACGTGACCGTGCTGTTGGGCGGCACCGTGAACGTGCCAAAGTTGTAGGTCTGCACACCCCGGGCCGAATACGTGCCATAGGTGCCGACGATGGAGCCGTTTTGGCGGATCTGAAACCCGTAGGTGTCGTCAGCCGCGAAATTGATCACCGCCGTCAAATTGATCTGCATCGACTTGGTGGTGCTGTAGTTCCATATCGTGTGCCGACAGTTGCCCACATTGACCTGCACAGAACTCTTGCCCTGCGCAGCCATGTAGAACATGTTTGTGTAGTAAGTGCCGCGTGACCACTGCGTGCTGGAATAGCTCGACCAGATCATGTAACTCGGCGAGCCAATCGAGCGGCTGGCTCCGGATGCCAGCGAGCTGAACGTCTGGAACAGGCTGAAACTCTGCTTGACGTATTCGTCTGTGGCAAAGGATGTTGTGAGCACTCGCCCGGATGATCTCCAGGCAGTTCCGGTGCAATACAGGTCATAGGCTTCGCCTGGTGCGAGTGTCACGGTGGAAACCCCATCGATCAACTCGGCTCCGCTGGGATCTAGCGTCACGTCGCCAGTGCCTGAATTGCGCACAGCGATGGTGAAACCCGCACCCAGCGTGGCGGCAGCGGTCAAGTTCAGCGTGAATGTCCCGCTGCAGTCGATCATGCGGCCCCGGTCGCTTGAAACCACAGTGTAGGTCGCTGTCTTGCTGTCATAACCGGACCCCAGAGAACCCAAGGTGGCCAGCGCGGTGGCTGCGCTTCCGTCTGTCCCAAGCAGTCCCGCCAAGTAGGCGCGCAAGTCGTTCAGCGCTGTTTTGAACTGGCCCTCGGTGACTGTGGAGCCCGTGAAGTTAGAAATCGGTGGCAAGGCTGGCATGTGCGTCTCCTTGTCACTGCGTCCACATCAAGGTGTTTTCACCTTGAGAGGCGGTCGAGGCGGAAACGGCCACGATGGACTCGGTCCCGCTGACGTTCTTCTTGAAGTAGAGCTTGCCGTCGGTCGTGTTGAGCGCCAACTCGCCCAGTTGGAGTTGCGCCGTGGTGGGCACCTTGCCCGCCACTGACGACTGCTTGACTTTGATCACTTGAGCCATAAACAGGCCTCCTTTTCTCTAAGCAGAGGGGTTGAAGAAATTTCAGAACGTGCCGCCATCGATGGCAGCGCTCGTGGACAAGGCGTCCGTGATGCCGTAGCCCGCCAGCGTCGTGGGCTTGCCCGTCACGCTGGACCAGGCTGGGGTGTTGGTGGTGGTGCCCGCTGCAGTGAGCCGGCCCTTGGCATCCACGGTGAAGGTGGGAACCAGCGCGCCTGAGCCGTAACTGGCGGCAGCCACACCGGTGCTGGCCAAGGTGGCAGAACCCGTGACGTTGGCCGAGCCATCAAAGGCGGCGGACGTCCAACTCACATCCCCCGTCATGGCGATGGTTCGAGCCGTCAGTAGCTTGGTGGCGGTGCCCGCATTGCCCGTGATGGTGGTGATGGTCACGGCACCCGTGGCACCGTTGACGCTGGAGACCGAGTCGGTGTTGTCGATCTTGTCCCAGGCGGATCCGTTGCTGACGATCCAGTCGCCAATCTGCCAGTCCGTGGTGCCGCTCACGTTGGTGGCACCGGCCGTGGCGACCTTGTAATAAAAGCCCTTGTTGCTGCTGGACGCCGTTGGAATGGTGGGGGTGTTGGTACTGGCGTTCCAGGTGCCTTGGTAGTTCAAGCCTCCGATGGCCACATCCGGCAATTGGGACGTGGGGACCTTACCATCGGCGCCAAGCCCTGCCACGCCATTGGCTGCGCCCACCGCAGTGGTAGCCACCGCACCAATGGCAGCGGGCGTAGGCAGCGCATGGACGTGATCTGCTCGAGCTGCGGTAGTGGCCGTGCCAACCGATGCGCTGGCCGCCAGGGCACTGGGGGCAGCCGAGGTCAAAGCCAAAGCATCGGTGATGCCGTAGCCAGACAACGTGGTCGGCTTGCCGGTGATCGAAGTCCAGGCGGGCGTGATCGTCACATTGGCCGCTGCCGTGAGCCGACCCTTGGCATCCACTGTGAACTGGCCAACCTGGGTGGCACTGCCGTAGCTGCCAGCCGTGACACCAGTCGCTGGCAAAGCCACCGCCACACCGGCAGACACGGTTCCGGTGCCAGACACGTCCCCGGTGATGGCCAGGCTATCCGCCTTGCGGGCAAAGGTACCTGGCCCTGCGATGGCTGCGATAACGTTCCCGCTTTCGCCAATGAACAAGTTCTCAGAAACCTCGGACCAGGCCAATTCGCCCACGGCCAGTGTGGGTGGCGTGGCGGTGGTGGTCGAGCGTTTGATCTGTAGGGTTTGGGGCATGAAATCGCTCCTTGATGGGTAAGTCGGGGATTCAGAAGTAACCGGCGTCGATCACAGCGTTGGGGTCAAGCACGCCTTGATCGCCTTTGTCACCCTTGGGGCCAGTGGGACCTGGCACACCAATATTGGTGAGCACCGTGCGCAAGCCTTGCGGCTGCACGCGTACGGTCTGGGTGCCGGTTTGCACCGTGACGCCCGGCTGGCGCGGCGTGGTGATGGAGATGCGGATGGCCATGGGTCACTGCTGTTCAATCGCGCGTGATCCGCATGGACACCAGCACACTGCCTTTGAGCAGCTGGGTGCGAATCCCTGCCGGGCTGGTCATGAACAGGTCGTACACGCAGGCGCGCACCGGCAATGCACTGGTGACCGACGCGGGCAAGGTGATGGCCACCGTGCCACTGGTCAGCCGACTTTCATCAAAACCAAAGCTCGCCAGCACCCTTGGGTCTTCTGGCGTGGCGCGGATCTGGCCTTCAAAGACATAGCCCGTCAGGTCCATCACCGCCCCACTCTCATCGAGCGTGAGCGCCGTGTAAAAGGTTTCCCCTTGCGCCAGCTGGATGTCGTACTTCGGGGCGCTCATCGTTGATCCTTTTTTGAGTTTTGGTTAATCGGTCAATAGCGCCACATCGGTGACGCTGCATCGGTCTGCCACATCAGCTGGGCGTCACTGACCCACATGTAGTCGGCACTGCTGCCGTAAAACAGCGCCACCCAAGGCCCTGCGGTCATGCCCACGCCACGCACCCGGATCAGGGTTTGCGCGCCATAGAGGGATGTGACCGCGAAGTTGTTGGCTGAGGTTTCCCCCACCCGGGTCCAGACCAGGTTGGCGGCGTAGGGGTTGCTGCCCGCTGCCATCTCGATCTGGTAGGTCTCGGCACCCGGTGCGGGCGTCCAAGTAAGCAGCGCCTTGCTGTTGTCCGTGGTGCTGGAGCGCAGCGTGAGATCCGCGATCAGCGGCGTGGTGTAAAGCGTGGTCAACTGGCTCGTCACCACCGCCGGGGCTGTCACACCCTGATCGGCGCTGTGCACAGACGGGTCCTCGTTGATCGCTTCGATCTCGATCTGGTGCAGGCCGCGCGGGCGCACGGCAATCACCTTGGCCAACTGCCGCCAGGTTTCACCCCAGCCAAACGCGATGTGGGTGCGCTCGTAATCCTGTCCGGTGTATGGCACGGTCACGGGCTGGGTTGTCAGGACCAGCTCGTTGTCTGCTGCCCCACGGCTGACGGCATAGGGTCCGTCCACGCCACCGGCTTTGGTCCTAAATCCAATGTAATGATTGGCAGTGCTCCAGGTCAGCGGCTCCGACACCGTGAGCGTACGACTTGCCGCATTCCAGCTTGTGCATTCGGCAAACTGGCCCCAGGCCGGCATGTCGTGCTGGATGGCGATCAGGTCGCCAAACGCAGGGATGAAACCTTCCATCTCGGTGGTGAATTTCACCAATCGGCGGCGGTATCGGTTGCTCGCTGCCTGGTACAACCCTTCGCGGTAAGCCTGCTGGCGACTGGTGACACCGAACAGCTCGATCCGGGCGGGTTTGGCGGCTGTGCTGCCAGTGAGTTTGGCCGTCACACGGCGTGTGGCCCAGACCTCGGCGTCCCAGTAGCTCACCTCCACCGCATCGGCCATATCGTCCGACGGAAGAAGGTACTCCACGCCGAAGCTGCCCCGCACGATGTTGCGCATCGAGAACATGGCCACCGGCAGGCTCTGCGCGCCATCACGGGTGAACCGGATGATGCCGCCGAGCATGTAAGGCTTGGCTCGCCCCGCCTGCGCGATCTTGGTGATCGCCTCCCAAAAGTTCAGCGCCGAATCAAACCGGGCGTTGAACTCATCGCCACGGCTGGCCCAAAGCGCATCCAGCGCTTTCAGCCCGGCCAGATCCAACCGCGCATCGGGCAACTTGGCCCCGTAAGTGGTGTTGCGACAGGCGTCAGCCAGCGCCCAGGCAATGCTGCGGGTGGCCACCGGCGTTGACCAACTGCTGCCATTCCACACCGGCAGCTTGCGAGTGCAGACCACATTGATCTTGCGCGAAGCCTGGGCCGAGAGGTTGTTGGACGCCCGCATGCGCATCGCAATCAAGGTCACATTGCCAAAGGTTCGCGTCTCAGGCAGGTAGGCCCGCAGGCCACCCCAGAGGATTTCATGGCCAAAGCGGGTGTCGGTCTGCTTGGCATCCAGGCGACGTACACGCACTTCGTAGCGGCCGCCCGCCACCGTGAAACGCTCCGAGTAGCGCTGCGGCGTGGTGGTTTTGGCCGTGTAAAAGCGCTGACCCAACACGGACCAGTTGCCCGTTGCCACGCCCAGATCGTTGACCGTCCGCGCCTCAATGGCGAGCGACAGCGTCAATTCGCTCAAGGTGCCGTCGTTTTGGGCCTCATACAGCCCGCGCGAGAGCACGAAGTCCAGCCCCAGGGTATTGGCCTGGGTGCCAGCAGCATTGGCCACAAAGCCACCGATGTAGTGCTGCAGGGTGACATTTCCACTGGTCGAGAGACTGCTGGCAGCCGTCACCGTGAAGGTGTCTGCACTGGGCACCGTGACAATGGTGTAACCGCCATCGACTGAAGTTCCAGACGTGACATCCAGGTACAGCACCCGGCCCACGGCATACCCATGAGCGTTCAGCGTGACCGTGATCGTCGTGCCGGACTGGGTGTAGGTGGCGGCAATGCTGCCAGCCAGCTCCTGGCCAGAGACTTCTACCGAACTGACCACATTGGTTGGGAACTTGGTGATCGCGCCACCGGGTGGAATCACCTCATAGTCGATCTCGGCAAAGTTCGCGACCGGGGTGTCCTCAATCCGAACCGCTTCAATCGCGTACTCCCCCATGCCCAGGCATAACAGCTGGTACAGGTACTGCTCGTTGCCCGCGTATTCCACATAGGGCTGCGCGGCGAAGTCCGGGTAGGCGCAGACCCGTCCGTACTGCACCGGAATGGCTTGGTCCAGCCGGGCCATGTTGCCCTGCGCTTGCAGGTTGTAAGTGGGCGACGGGGCCGCCAGGCTCGCGGCTTGCTGGGCGGTGGTGGGCTTGGGTGGCGGAATGACTGCATTGACCAGCGCCATCCCTGCCATGGTGATACCAGCGGTGGCCACCGAGACGAAGGCGTCGAAAGCCGCCACCGAGCCAATGCTGCCCGCAGACACCCCTGCCCAGGCCAAGTTGCTGGCCAGCATGGGTGCATACACCATCACCGCCAGCATCAGCACCATGCGCAATGGGTTGGAACCACCACCGCCACCGCCTTGCGGCAGCACGATGATGGCGATCAGGTCCCCGCAGCGCACCGGCTGGTCCCAGGTGGCACGCAATTGCGCTTCACCGTTTCTCAGTACCAGGATGGGCTGATCCATCTCAGGCACCAGCGCACGCAGGGGCACTGGCCCCGGGATCGCCGTGATCTGGCGGTCCTGGTGCGGATGGAACGGATTGCGGACGGTGATGCTGTGGGCGAACGGCTGGCTGGGTGAAATCAGCGCCGTCGATGCCATGACAGCACCCTCAAGCCCACGCTGGGCAACGCGGCCACCGGGGTGAATACAACCCCGGCGGTTTCCAGGGAATGTAGAACCCCACCCCCATCGGCCTCCAGGTAGATGCCAATGTGGCTCGGGCGTTCGGACTTGCCCATCAGGCAGGCATCGCCTTCACGCGGCTCGCTCACGATGTGCCAATGGCCGTATTCCGGATGGTCGTCAAAGGCACGCAGCGAGGCCAAACGACTGGTCGCATCCACATCAATGACCGCGACGTCCCAGCCAAATCGTTCACGCCAGACGCAACGTGCAAACCACCAGCAGTCACTGCTGCCCGCCACCCAGGGCAGGCCGATGTACTGGCTGGCCCAGTGCGGTGCGCAGTCATCATGGTTTGAAGGATTCATTGCGCAATCAGTCCAGGAAATACTTCGGCCGTGTAGTCCAGGCCGGGGAAGCGCCGGTTGGCGAGGTTCGGAAATCCACAGGTGGCACGCACCCGAAACACCGTGGCGGAAATCGACATCACAGTGAGCGTGAGCGGTGGGTCGTTCTGCGGAGCGGTCAGGTCCGACGACAGGAATGCCCGGTAGGTGACGGTGATCAGCTCGCTGCTACCAGACTGTCCGTTCATAGACGCCTCCACGTTGGCCAGGATGTCACGGCTGACGTTATCGATCTCAATCACGCATTGCGGCACGGCGGTGTGCGTGACCTCGGGCGGCACCACATCAAAGGCATAGCCTACAAAGGTGACGTACTGACCGGCGTTGCGCGGCGCACTGGACTCCAGCTTGGCTGTGAGATCCACATGATCACGCACAACCCGGATGGGCGTGGTGAAGTTTGGATGCCAGATCTCCAGTGTGTGGTGGATCACCAGGTTGGAGGGTGCACTGGCGTAGGCCTCCTTGATCGCCAGGCTCAAAGTGTCATCCGGCATCACCGCACCTCCAGTTTGGCGCTCACCTGCCAACGCGGGCCAGGCTGCATCTCAGATTGCCAGGGGCCGACGAAGCGGGCCTGGACCGAACGCAATCCAGCGTCCCCGGTGTTCAGGTCGACCGTGAACCAACTGGCTCCATTGGCGCAGTCGCCATCGAACCAAGCGCGAAACGCTGCCATTTGGGCATCGGAGAAGCGCCAGGTGACACTCACTTGGTCATTGCGCGCAGCACTGCGGCGACGCACACGGGGCATTCCAGCCTCCATGTCGGTGCGAACGGTGGCATCCACGGGCGCGATCGCATAGCCCGCGACCAAGGGCCGAGGCAAGGTTGTGGGCCAGGTGGCCATTTTTGTCTCCCGATCAGTACGCGCCTGCGACGCGGTTCAGGCCATAGGTGTTGGCCAGCACGCCCGGGCCAGGCCCGGCTCCGCGCGCCACATCGCCCCAGACCTTGGCCGTGATCTGCTCGACCCAGACGTCGATCACCTGGTTGCCGTTGCTGTCGGTGCGTTGCTGTTGCTGGCCGCCTTTGCCGGCGGCCTCGATGACGTTGACAATGACGGTGCTGCCACCGCCATGGACTTTCACACCCAGATCGCCATCGCGCATGCGGGTGAGCGGCATGATGGCCTCACCTGGGCTGCCGGGTTTTTCTCCCATGAGGCCGATGCGAGGCACGCTCGCAAAGCCTGCGCCCTGGGCAAACGGGAACAGCGTCGGGCGATCAACCACAGTGTTGCGGTAGGCCGAAAGGGCTGGGCCTTCGAACACATTGCCTTGGGCCGAAGGGAACAGGCTGCCCCACATTGAGCCAAAATCCAGCCCAGCCATGGCACTGTTCATCACATTAGCCAGAGGCAGTGTGATGGCGCGCTGGATTTGAATGCGTACCAAGTCAGAAATGATCGAATCGGCCAGGGATTTGAAGTCCAGCTTGCCGGTCATGACGAACTGGGTCAGTGCCGTCTCCATCCCCTTGAATGCATTGGCCGTGACTTGCTGCGCTCGCTTGGCCGCGTTGGTCGCATCGTCAATGTAAGCGCGCAGCGCAGACTTGGTGCCGTATTCAAAGCTGCGCTGGTACTCGCCATTGGCGCGCACCAGGTCTTCCACGATCGGCAGTTGCCGAGCCAGTGCGTCGTTGATGGCTGCAATGGTCTGCGCCCGCAGGCCTGGATCCTCAATCTGGTTGGCTTCCTTGCGGGCAGCGGCAGCCGCTTTTTCCAGATCGGTGCGGGCTTGCAGGGCAGCTTTTTCTCCATCGGTCATGTCCAGCATCTGGCGCTGCAACTGCAGAGCTTCGATCCGTTGGCGGTTGCTGCCGATCAGGCCTTCAGTGATCTTGCGCGAGGCGACTTCTTCTTTTTCAAACGCATCGAAAGCCTTGTCTTTTTCTTTCTGGCGCTCAATCGCTTCTAGGACCTGGATGTACTGCTCGGCTTGGGCAGCCACACCCTGGTAGCCCTTGGCCTCGATCTGCAGCGCACGGGCGCGCAACTCAGCGGCTTCGCCGTCTTGGGTGCGGGTCAGGCGTGCGCGCAGTTGGTTCAGGAAGGCTTCGCCTTCGTTGAGTTTTTCTGCAGGCTTGGGCTTCTCGAAGCCGGAGAGATCCAGCGATGGGAGGGGTTTGCGCGGCAGGGTTGGCAGGAACTTGTCGTAGATGGCCTGGACTTCCTTGGCCTGCGCCTCGGTGTCCAGCACGAACTTTTGGCCCATGACGCGCACCGTGCGGCGCTGCTCGTCGAAGAATTTCTGGACCCGGTCCACATAGCCAGGGTTCTGGTTGATGTTGAAGAGCCGGTCGTTGGCGGCCCGGACATAGTCGTCGCGAGCACCCTGCAACTTGGCAATCTCGGCATCAATGACCTTGGGGTCGTAGCCCATGGACTTCATCGATCGCAGCAAATCCGTCTTGAACCAGGTCTCAATATCTTTGCCCACCACCGACAGGCTGTCAAACGGCTGGGCAATGACCCGCTTGGCCAGCACAGCCGATTCGGCAATGAAGGCCAGACCCGAGGCGACCGATTCCAGGAATCCGAGCGTAGCTTCCCGGTTAGAAGTGATGCGCTGCAACTCATTGCTGAAACTGCCCGTCTCGCCTTGAGCCAGGATCACCTGCTCAGTGAAGTCGGCCAACACCGGGATGACAGCCGCACCGATCTGGCGCTGCACGCCCTCGAAGATGGCCGACAGGCGCGTGAGGTTGTCGTTGAAGACCTCGGACGCGCGGGCCACATCTTCGGACATGACCAGGCCCAGACGCTGGGCTTCTTCCATCAAAGCTGTGATGCCTGCGCGTCCCTGGTTCAGAAACGGGATGATGGACAGGCCTTCTTTTCCGAACAGTTTGACGGCCAAGGCTGCCTTGTCCGCGCCATCGGGCATGGCAGAGAACTTGTCAGCCAGATCCAGCAGGACCTGCTCGGTGGGTCGGATTTGGCCATTGACATCGGTGGCCGACACCCCCAGCGCCCGCAGAGCAGCACTGCCTTCTACGCCATTGATCTGGGTGTCGAACATGGCCACCGACAGCTTTTGCAGGGCCTTGGTCATGCCTTCGGTGCTGACATCCGAGAGCTTGGCGGCGTAATCGAGCGCGGTCAGGGCCTCGACCGAGACCCCTGTCTTTTGCGAGAGCTTGAAGAACTCGTCACCGACCCGCGCCACCGGCATGACCAGGGCGGTGATGCCCACACCCAGCGCGGCGATGCTGGCTCCGGCAAGTAGGCCAGCGGGGCCCAGCTTGCCCAGGACCGAGCCCAGCATACCGAGCCGGTCAGTGGCGGCCTGCAGTTGGAACTTGGCATCGTTGGCGGCAGACGACAGCAGTTTCAAACCGCCGGATGCTGGCGTGGCCGCCGCCTCGATTTTTTTGAGCGAGCGCTCCCCCTTCTCGCCGATCTCGGACAGCTCGGCCTTGACCTTTCCGCCGTCGATGACGGACAGGCGGATGGAGAGATTGCGTTCAGCCATGGGGAATCCGTCTTCGCTTTATTCGTCTTGATGAAATGCGCTCATGAGGCCCGCCTCTGCTGCTGGAAAAAGATCAATCGCCGTGGCCTTGTCCAATTCAAAGCACTCGCAAGTGAGCATCCAGGCGTTGAGATCTAACCCGACCACGCGGCCCTGCGCCATGCGCAACTGGCTGGCACACAGCTCAACGGCACTGGCGGCTTGCCAGCCTTCCAGGCTCAGTGGCGCGTTCATGGTGTAGGGACACTCAGGGCACGGATTGGGGCAGGCGTTGCAGTAAGCAGGCCCGCCACCGAAGTGCCACGCGGTGCGGGCCTTCAGACGTTTTTTTCGGAGTCCAGGGCGTAGAGGCCAGCCAGGTACTCGCGCTCGAAGGCATCGGCCAAAAGCCAGTGCTCCATCAGGGCTGCCACACCGTCTGGAGTGACGGCAGCGGCTTGCCCCTGGTCATCGGCAACACCCTCCCAAGCGAGCACCGCCAGCTTGGCCAGTTCTGTGATGAGCGTGGCGGTGCGTTCGCCCGCAGCGGCGGTATCGGTACCGGCCACTTTGGAGGCGGCATGGCGCGCTGCCATCACCAGGGCAGTCGTGGCAGGGCGGACCTGCAGGCGCACGCCTGCGGCCAGCGTGATCCAATGCGGTTCACGTGCAATGTTGAGTTTGATCATGAGAGTGTCCTGGGAGTGAATCAATAAGTGGTCACGTCGTTGAGCAACTCGACGGTGAGCATCTTGTTGGCTGCGACGTTCTTGGCGGCTTGCCATTCAAAGGTGGCCTGAATGCCGCCCGGCCCAGAGATGGAAACCTTGGGCTTGGGCAGGTAGACCTCATGCGCAATGAAGGTCAGGCGCTTGGTCGCATCGATCGTGTAGGCGAAGGTCAACTCCAGCGGCGTGTTGTTGGTCGCCGCATCGATGAGCTGGGTGTCGGCAAACCGCACCTCCAAGTTGCCAGTGAGGCTGGCCACTGTCGGGTCGGCTCCATCAATCTTTCCGTCCGATCGGATGGTCTCAATGCGCTCGAGGTTGTTCGAGTAGGTCAGTTGAGCCGAGACCACGTTGCCGAGCGCCGTGCCGCCCTTCTTGATGGATCCCTGGAACTGGTTGAAGCGCAGGATGTCGCGCGTCGTCGGGGTGGAGTCGATGGTGGCAGCCTGCTTGACCTCACCTTGGGCGATCAGGCCGACTGTGGCATTGGCCGCACCCGAGCGGGCAAAACCCACCTGCAGGCTGTTGACCATGACGCCAGAGGCCACAAACCATGCCGGAATATCGGGCAGACCCGTCTCCAGACTGAGGCTGGGCAGACTGGACTTGCCAGAAATGAAGGTGTGGGTCAGCGTACCGGTGCCTGTGGTGGTGGCACTGCCCAGAAGGGCTTTGAGCCACATGCCGATGTTGCGCACATCCACAGGCACGACCATGTCGCCTTCGACCTTGATCACATCTCGAATCGGCGCATTAGGCTCACGACCCAGGCCGATCAGGTCGTTGGCAATCAGCCCCTGTTCGGAGCCAAGTGTTGTCGATACAAAAGGCAGCTTCCAGTAGTCGCCCACTGGGTTGCTGCCATAGGTGGTTTCGAACGCGGCCAAGAGGCTGGCGTTCGCGCCATAGGCACGGGCCATGATGACTCCTTCAAAAAATGGGTGTGAATGGGTGTCGAAATGGACTTCGACGGATCAGTTCAGCGGCGTCAGTGCAAGGGACCTGAACTGCTGTAGTGCAGGACCACAGTCAGCAGGCAGGCCTTGATGCCACCGGTGCCATCGGGGGCCAGTTCGTCGAACTTGGGAGGGCCGATTTCGGCGTATTCGATGACGCCACCAAGCGTCCGGTCGGCTTCAATCAGGGTTGCCAGTTCAACCAGCAAGCCGTCCATGCGGGCATCACGCGCGCTGGCATCTGGGTCGGCGACAAACAGTTCGATGGCTACCTGGTGCTGCCAGTGGTAGGTCAGCGGCGAGAGCGACACCTCGGGCTCGCCCATCTCGCCGTCGCGCAAGATGGCCATGGCTTGATCTGACACGCGCTCAGGTAACGCGGCGTTGCGTTTGACCGTGGTGCCGAGGGACAGCTGACCAAGCACAGCGAACAGTGCGGCGATGGCGTTTTCTCGTTGGCTCATGACGATCCACCTTTTCGGTTGGCTTCATCGAAACGGTTGGCGATGCGGTTGGCCAGGGTGCTGATCCAGCGGCGCGAGCTGCTGTCGATGTCGAATTTCTTCTTCAGGGTCACTTGGGGTACGAGCAGGAATATCGGGACTGTCACGAGCCCTCGGCCTGTGGCCTGAGCCTTTTGCGAGGCGACAGAGAAGCCACCGCGTTGGCCTTGGCGGGCGCGCTGGTTTTCTGCGATGAGGAGCGAGGGCTGGCCCCGGCGGTAGACGAAGCGCAGGCGCTGGCCGCGCATCCGCTCCCACAGACCCGGCGTCATGCGTTTGCCGCGCGGGCCCTTGCCAGCGGCCGGTAACGGAATCGCCAGCCAGAACCCATCCTTGGAACGGATGGTGGCGCCCTGGTCATGCGCCCCCACCACCACCGGCGCCCTGCTGTAGACCAGACCTGCTGCCTTGATGCTCATCTGACCCTTGGGATAGACATCGCCGCGCCAGGTGTTGGCAAGGCGCTGCCCCAGGCCTGCGCTGGTGATCTGGCTGCGCAGCTCGGTCTTCAGCCCATCGGTGGCCTCGCGGATGGAATGCGTGACCGCCTGCTCGGCGATGCGCACTTCATCAGCCAGCATCTGGTCCAGATTGCCGGTGAGTGCCGCCATGAGCTTCACAGCGGTGCTCCGGTCAGCGTCCAGATCAAGCGATCCCGATCCTCCAAGGGCTCACCCACCACCTGGTAGGTCTGGCCAGCAACAGTAAAACGCTCGCCCTCGCGGGGCAAAGCCACGACGCAGACCATCACATCGAAGCGGTTGGTGGCCAGTGCCAGGCGCGTGTCGCCGAAGGACTCGACGACATCGGCCTGCTTGGCGATGAACCGCGCAGCGATCTCACGACCATCGGCCAGCCGGTAGGTGCCGGGCACCCCCAGCCGGGCAAACAGTCGCGAGACCGCCCTCTCAAAGGCGTGCTGCATGTCCCTGTTTACGCCGAGGTGAGTTTCACCAGTACACCCGGGCGGTGGCACATGGGCAGCGGGTTGCTCTGCGTGTGCAGGTCGGTGCCACGGTCGAACTGGCGCGGCGCCTGTTTGGCGTACAGCGACTGGCCCAGCGTGTTGACCGTCTCGTTGAAGTCGGCCGGGGCAAAGTAGGTGCCAAAGGTATCGACCGTGCCCAGCGGGAAGGCGTGGGCTTCACCGGCTGCAATGAAGCGGCGGGTACCCAGATCCCCATTGGCCTGCAGGTAGGCGGCCTGGCCCCGGTATTCCTCGAAGGTGACTCCGGCGTAGGTGAAGCCCGAACGCACATCGTTGATCAGCACCGCGCCTTGCTGCCAGTTGGTGTAAGCGGTCTTGACCTCCTTATGGGTGGTCAGCGCCCGGAAGAATTCGGGTGAGCACAGCACATGCACGCCAGTCATGAATTCACCCTGCAGGGCGTCTTCGATCTTGGTCAGCAGGTCATAGCAGTGGCCCTTGACCTCGCTGTTGGCATTGGCCAGGTCGAAGTTGACCGACTGCGGCGTGATCTGGAATTCGTTGAACAGGTTGCTGATCACGCTGCCATCGGCGTCCAGGATTTCGCCTTTCAGGGCACCCATGCGCAGGTGCTCCAGCGTGATGGCGTGCTTGTTGCGCATGGTCTCCAGGTGCCGGGCCAGCACACCAGAGATCGCTTCCATCTCGGTCTCTGAACCGAAGGCACGGATGCCCTGGACTTCCTCGGGCAGCACCACATCGTCGTGCGGGATGTGGGGGATGACGAAGGAGCGCAGCTTGCGCTTGCCCCGCTCACCCACGGTGCCTGGCGAGCCCGGTGGCTTGGTGGGCAGCAGGTTCAGGCGACCGGCGTACTCCTCCACGATGATCTGGCGGGTGCGCACAGGTTTGGCCGGAAACAGGTTCAGGGCTTCCAGTCGGCCGTAGCGGTTGGGGATGAGGTTGATGGCAGCGGTGAGGCTGGCCATCGAGAAACCGGGGTTCAGAAACGGGTTGTTCATTCGGGGCTCCAAGAATGACGAAACCCGCGCAAGCCAGATGGCCAGGCGGGTTCGGGGATGAAAGACGGGTAGGTTTAGGACGTGGATCAGGCGGAGTCACGCACCAGCACACCGCGCTCGGCCAGCTGCTGCTCATAAGCCGTGCGCTGGGCACCGGTGAGCGCGATCGGCCAGACCAGCGCAGTCTTGGCAACGATGGCGTGGCGGGCGATCAGGATGGCGTCGCTGCGGTCGGCGTTGGTAGCATTGATCGCGTTGGCGAGCACCCCGATGGCGTCCTCAGTGCCGTCGGTGGCGGCCGGGTCGATCGCATAGTGCTTGCCATCGCTGGCATTGCGGCCAAGCACCGTGCCCAAGGGCAGGTTCTGGCCAGCGGCGATGGTGGCGACGTCACGCGAATAGCGGTTGGGGGCTTCGTACTTCAAGAGGTCGCCGAGGTTGTTTTGTTCGGTGATGGGGGTCATGGTCTATTCCTTTCTCAGGCGGTGGCAGTGAGTTTCTTCACGGCGGCCACAATGGGTGAGGCCTCCGGGCGATCAAGGTTTTGGGTACCGGCATCCACGGTGATGGTCGAGCGGATGTCATCGGCCTCAGACCGTGCCGCACGGGCGTCGATCAAGACGCGCCGGACATCGGCCTCGGTCTTGTCAGCGGCGATGAACTCGGCCGCGCGGTCGGGGCAACCGGCAAGCAGACAAACCTCGGCAATCGCCTGGGCAGCCTGGGTCACCTCGCGGCGGGCTTCAGCCACCAGCACGGCGGCTTCGTCGGTGCTGATGGTGTCGACGGTCTCGATCACTTTCTCTTCTTCGTTCATGGTCATTTCCTTCTTCAAGGATGCCGCCTCAGCACGGATGACGCCCCGCACCTGAGACGGCGAATGGTTACGGGCGTTGATGAATCGATGGAGTTCGGCAAGGGTGGCGTCCAGCGTCTGGACACCATCAGCGAGCCCTTGGGCCACGGCATTGGTGCCGAAGTACAACCCAGCCTCGGTGGCGCGCACAGCGTCCAGATCCATGCCGCGCATGGCGGCCACGTGATCGGTGAAGATGGCGTAAAGCCGATCCACCTCACCTTGCAGCTCCGTCTTGGCAGCATCCGACAAAGGCTCGTGTGGCGAGTAGTCGTTCTTGTGAGCGCCCGCCGTGATGGCGGTGAACCGATAGCCTTCCTGGGCATCTTTGACCGACTGGTCGACATGCAAGGCGATGACACCGATGGAGCCGACACCACCCGTCTCGGTCACGAACAGGCGCTGGGCACTGGCGGCAATCGCATAGGCCGCTGAATACGCGGCATCGTTGGCCACCGCCCAGACGGGTTTGACCGCAGCCACCTCGCGCACGCGGCGGGCCAACTCGAAGCTGCCCGAGGCTTCGCCACCCGGAGAGTCGATGTCGAGCAAGATGCCGCTGACCTGGGGATCAGCCAAGGCCGCATCCAGCATGGTGGCAATCTCGCCATAGGAGGTCAGGCCCGAAGCGGCTTCCATGCCGAGCGAGCGCTTGACCAGCGAGCCGTGGATCGGGATCACCGCAATGCCCTCGGGGGCTGCGGCTGCAGGTGGCCGCTGGTACACGGCCATGTCCATGGCTGGCATGACCGGAACATCGGCCATGCCGATGCGCTGGCCGACCACCGACAGGATCACATCCAGCTTGGGTCGATGAATCAGCAGGGGCGTCCCGAACAGGCGGGAAGCAAGGTAAGTCATGGTTGGGGGTCCTGGTTATTGGGTGGCGCTGCCTCCGGGTCACTGGTCTGTGGATCCGTGGGCTGCGCGTCTGGGGTTTCGATGGGCGGTGCAGCGGCTAACTGGTCATGCCGGGCATCGGAGTCAAAGACCAAGCCCAGCGCATCGGCCCGGGCGTTGTCCGCCGCGATCTCGCGGTCCACGTCTTCGGCGTCGTAGCCATTGCCGGAGATGGCTTCCGACCGGCTCATGAGGCCGGCGCGGATCGCCAGCTTCATGGCGTTGAATTCCTTCTGCGGATCGACCCAACTCCAGCCCTGCGGGATCCACTTGGCGGCCTGATAAGTGCGGCGGTCCTTGCGGTAGCCGGGAAGATCCAGTGCCCCTTCCAACACCGCCTGGTCCATCCAGGCTCGCCAAATCGGCCGGCACAACTGGTGCACGATCACACCGTGCTGCAATGCTTCGCAGCGGCGGCGGAACTCCAGCAGACCCGCCCGGATGGATGAATAGTTCACCTGCGTCAGGTCCCCGGTGAGCATCTCGTAGGTGATGCCCATGGCAGCGGCCACCGCGCGGAACTGCTGGCGCATGAACTCGGCATACGACGATCCCACATCGGCAGGAGCCGAGAACTTGATGTCTTCGCCGGGTTCCAGGATCTGAAGCGTGCCCGGCTCCATGCCCGCGAGTGCCACCCCGTTGCCATCGGCCGCCGACTCGCCCATCAGGTTGTCTTCCGGGGCCATGCGGGTGATGAAGCCAGCGAACATAGCCGCCGTCTTCTTGCGGACCAGCTCGGCATCGTCGTACTGGTCCAGCTCGTTGAGTTTCACGAGCGCCCGGGTGAGCCACGGCTCGCCCCGAATCTGGCCGGGGCGCAGCGGACGGAACAGGTGGATGACTTCACTGGCATCCACACGCACGGTGTCCATGCCACCGCCACCGGCACTGCTGGACATCGGGGCCAGCAGGCCATCATTGGGGTGCGAGCGGTACAGGTGGTAGGCCACCCGGCGACCCAGCCGATCGAACTCAATGCCGGAGCGGATGACGTTGCCACCGGGCAGATCCCGGTTCATCGTGGTTGGCAGGTGCTCCGCTTCCAGCACCTGAATCTGCAGCGCCACCGGCAGACCATCTTCGGTGCGGCGGTAGCGCAGTCGTACAAGTGCCTCGCCGCCTTCGAGCATGGCGCGGGTGGCCAGGGCCTGCAAACCGTAGAAATCGGTCAACCCTGCGGCATCGGCCTGCTCGCACCAGTCCCACCACAAGCTGTGGATGGCTTCGCGGGTGGTCTGGTCTTGCACCATGCTCTGCGGCTTGATGCCGGTGCCGATCGCGTTGGCCACAAACGCTTCGATGCCGGCGGCAGCCCAAGCGTTGCGCCTGACCAGGTCACGGCTTTTGGCGCGCAGTTCGTCTTGGGCGAGCGACAGGGCTGCTACCGCACCAGGGTTGCTGGGCATCCAGGCCAGGGCACGGCGACCAACGCCGGTGCCGTCATAGACCGGCGTGCCACCGAACATACGGCGACGCAGATTTTTGAGCCAGGCCATCAGAGTGCCTTGCTCGTGTTGACACAGATCTGGCGCGATTTGGGTGCGCCAGATTGACGAGCCATGGTGGCTTCGACCTCGGCAATCGCGGCCTTCAGATCGGCCACGCTGCGGTACTCGATGCTTTTTCCATCGTAGGTCACGCGGTGTTCGCCGCTGGCCAGGGCTTCGCGTAAGGCGTGCAAGTGTTCTGGTGTGTAGGTCATGCTTATTTGTTCACTCAAGTCATCCATCGGCTGCGCACCACGCGCCGAGCGGGCGCTGGCGTGCTGCCAGAAGTGCTGAAGCCACCGTCGAATTGCTGTTCTCGGGTGACCTCGGGGGTTGTGATTTGCTTGGCAACGACCGGAGGGTCGGTGCCGATTTGTTTTTCCAATTCGAGCCAGTGCCGGTCTTCGAACCGGTCCAGGCCTGCTGCCGCTGCCGCCGCGCGGGCGTAGACGTAGCAGTCCAAGGCCTCATTGCGCTCGCGCATCTTTTGCCACTCACGGTGGGCAAAGCCGTTGCGGTCGCGCCGGGTGATCAGCTGCTCGGCACACAGTTGCTGCAGATATTCCGCATCGACCTTGGGCAGGTGCACGAAGCCAGCCGGATAGATCGGCGTGATGCCGTCTTCAGCCACCTCTGCGCTCTTGCGCAGGTTGTTGTAGAACTCCAGCTTGGCGATGCCGCCAGCGACCGGGAACACCTTGATGCCCCGGCGCAGCTTCTTGCCACTGGCCGTGGCATCCACCGCAGTGGGGATGCCGATCAGCGCCGCACCCCCAGCAATGCCCTTAATCGGCATGAGTCGTGTGTCACGGACGCTCCGCACAAAGGCATAGGCTTCCTGGGTGGCGTAACCGGTGTCCAGCGCTAGGCGCGCCAGACTCAGTTGACAGCCACTGCTGTGGGTCCAGGTCTCGCCCATCAGCTTGGCCAGTGATGACCAAACTTCGGTTCGCGCCGTGTCGCCCATCAGCACCCGGTGTTCAACAAGCCAGGATTCCTTGCCGCGACCGAAGCCCCAGACCGACACTTCGATGCGGTCCTTCTGGACGTCGGCACCCGCAGTGAGCAGCAAGCCTCCCACGGGCACAGAGCCAATTCGGTAATCCTCTCGGCGCTCGAGCAACCGTTGCCAATCCGGCACTTCGCCTTCCTCGACCCAGGTCTCACCCAGTTCGGTGTTCTTGAAGGTCTTGATGGCCGAGGCCGATCGGGAATCCGACATCGCGGCCGACTCCCAAGCGCGGGCAATCTCGATCCAGCTGCGCCAGCCCACCGGGCTGTACAGGCTGGAGAGGTGAAACCCCGCCGTGCGCCCGGCTTGTTCTGGTGCGCAGGCCTGCCACTGGCCGTTTTCCAGCATCCAGGTCTTGTGGTGCTCAGCGATCGGCTGGCTGCAGGACTCGCAGATGTAGGCCGCCGTTTCCGGCTGGCCGCGCTCCCAGCGCAGTTGCTCAAACCGCAGCCACTGGCGGTGATCGCAATGCGGGCACGGCACAAAGTAGCGGCGCTGGTCCGATGCTTCGAACTCGCGCTCCACCGCACTGGCCCCGGCAATCGTCGGGGTCGAGACGATCAGGATCTTGCGTCGGGCAAAGGTGCGGGTGCGGGCTTCGGCCAGCGAGATCGCATCGCCTTCGCCTTCCACATCCAGCGGGTAGCCATCGACCTCGTCCAGAAACAGGTAGCGCACCGGCATCGAGCGCAATCCCACCGCGCTGTTGGCACCAGTCATCACCAGAACACCACCGTGGAACTCCTTGGCGAGAATCGTGTTGCCGGAGTCGCGGCTGCGGGCCCGGGCAATGCGCTCCTGGATGGCGGGGCTTTCCTCGATGAGCGCGTCGATGCGCTGCTTGGACGCGCGCTTGGCCATCTCGACCGTGGGCCACACCGCCATCATCGGACCCGGGGCGTGATGGATCACGTAACCCACCCAGTTCAGTCCCAGCTCCGTGCCGCCCACCTGGGCGCCTTTCATGAACACCACCCGCTCGATCGGCGACATGGGTGACAGGCAATCCATGATCTCGCGCAGGTAGGGCGTGCGACTGGTGCGCCAGCGGCCAGGTTCTGAGGCGGCCTTGCTGGAGAGCACCCGATGCTTGTCGGCCCATTCGGACACGGTGAGCAGTGGATCGGGCGTCAGGCCTTCGCGCCAGGCACGCTCGATGGCGTCCCAGCCTTCGTAGTAAAGCTCTTCCATCATCAATCCACCTTGGCCTGCAAGTCGCCCAGGTCCTGCAGTAGCTGGCGCACGGCGGCGTCGAGCGCCACATGCAAGGCATGCGGATCGACACCCAGCCCTGCGGCCATCTGCGAAGAGATGCGCGCCGGCCAGTTCAACCAGGCATCGCGCTCGGCCCGGGCCAGCTTGAACACATGGGCCACGGCCTGTGAGCGATCGACCAGTTCGCCCTTCAATCGGGCCAGGCGCACCTTGTTCGTTTGCGCCTTGACCACCTCGTTGACGGTGCGGGCCTGCAGCAGCGAAGTGCCACCCGATGACAGCGCCGGGGTGGGTGGCTCTGGCGCGTCACGCACAACCTTTGCGGAAGCCTGCGGAGCCTCGCGGCCAGGGGCGGAAACCTGCGGGGCAGGCTTGTCACTGGCGACATCGCCCACCGACCGCCGCGTCGGCGTGGTGTTGGCCGCCCACTGGGCATCGGCCACCACCTGATCGATGGTGCCGTCCGGCAACTGGCTGATGCGTCCGGTGTCGATGGCTTTCTTGACGGCCACGTGCGACACGCCTCGGTGGCGCGCGTAGGCGCGAATGGACAGTCCCATGGTGTTGATCTACTCAATGCAAGTGGGTGGCCTCCGGAATGCTGGTTGTCATGCAAAGGCGAGTGAATCACCCGGGATAAGAAAGAGCTTGGCTTCGGTTGCGAACAGCGCGTCAATCACATCGTCCTCAACACAACAGGCAATCGAAAGGCCAAGACGATGAAGAAACAAAACACCCAGCACAACCAAGACCAGCTTGAAAAGATCGCCCTCGATCACCTTTTCATCCAGACCCTGGAAACCCAAATGAGCGACCGCCTCGACTTTCATGAGGTCAGCGTCTGGGCTGTCAAAAGCGCCCTGCAAGCAGCCTTTGAAGCAGGCCGTATGGCAACAACGCAATCCCCCACTCAAACAAACCGCACCTGAAAGGATCAACATGACCACCCAACTCACACCCGCCCAGCACGCCATCCTGGATCACGCCCATCGGCACACCGAAGGCAAGATCGAATGGTTCCCTGACAACATCAAGGGCGGCGCCCGCCAGAAGGTGATCGATGGTTTGTTCAAACGCGGTCTGATCACCTATGACGGCAAGGATTGGTTCCTGGCCGCCGAGGGCTATGACGCGCTGGGCGTACCTTGCAAGGCACCCTTGAACGTCCAACATCTGGATACGGCCATCGAAGCTGCACAGCAGTCCAAGCCACGGACCCGAGACAACAGCAAACAAGCGCAGGTGATTGTCATGCTCAAGCGCCCCGAAGGTGCCACCATCGCGCAGATCTGCGAGGCCACCGGATGGATGCAGCACACAGTGAGAGGGACGTTTGCCGGCGCCTTCAAAAAGAAACTCGGCCTGGAGATCACCTCGACGAAGGAGGCTGGTGGACAGCGGATTTACCGCGTCGCCTGAACAGGAGCCAGGATATGAAAACAATGACCATCACAATTGATCGCAAACCCCTGACCATCATGTTCGATGGTCAGCAGGTGCAGGTTGAAGAATTGAGCATCCGTTTGCCCTTTGGACGCAAGCCCACAGACATCAACGACATTGCGGCCAGTGGCAACGACGTGGTTTACGTCACGGAAACCAAGACCATGACGCCGGAGGAGTTCGATGGCTTTTCCATGAACCTCTACAAGTCACGTGACTGGCTCAAAGGCAAGGGCGGCTATTTCATGCAAGGCCGCCTGTGCGTGGAAGTCCACGCCCCTGGTCGACCCTATTTGTTCATCGACCCATCTGGCGGGGACTACCCGAGGTACGTTGCCAAGATGGGGTAGTGGTGCCACGGCCACGGTGTGAATCTTCTTCGTTCAGGACCTTGGCTTTTTGATTGAAGAGCGCGTTACTAAGGGTATCGCAACGATCCACAAAAGGCAGAACCCCATGAACACCAGAAAACAGATTCCCGCCCCCACCGTCACGGATTGGGGCTACTGGGGCACGATGCAAGACCAGGCCGAGGCCGCCTGGCCCATCGCCATGACGGCGATTTCGGACGCCACCAACCAGCCCCTCGAATCGGTTTGCGCATTTTTGGACAGCCGCCACGGACGCCACTTTGCTGACGATGTGCACAATGGGTTTTTCGCCGGGGCAAAACTCCAGGATGCCATCGAGCAGGCCACCCAACGCTGGATGGGATGGACCATCGGTCGCCTGACCAGCAAGCAATATGGCATCCCAAAAGGGATTCCCTATTTGATCGGCTTTGTGATTCACTGCGAGATCATGCAAGAGTCGTTGTCTGAGTGATCCCGATGCCGCGTTGGTAGCGGTAGCCAGGAACAAAGTGCTTCTCAACGTCGCGCAAAGCCTTGAACCCGAACCCGTGAATCGTCAGTAGCTCTTGAGCGAAATATCGCTCGACCACTTGTTGTACTGTGTTCAGCTCTGACAACTTCAAGATGCGGGCGGTAGTCGGCAGTATTTTTTCGAATGGATTGGTACTCCGCTCCATTTGCTGTTGCCGTTGGGTGTACTGAATTCGCTTCCTGACGTTTTCCAGACTCATGCCAAATTCCCGTGCGATGTCGGCATATGACTTGCCCGCAGCACGCAAAGCCATCATGGCCTCATCGCGTTGACGAAGAAGCTTGCGTTCGCGGTCAATTACATCAACGATCATGGTCACCTACAGCTGTGGCGTGGACTTTGGACGTCAGGGTCGCCTGTTCAAGCAGATCATCAAAGGCCACACCATCGGATTTGCGTACTGTACGTTGCCCCGTCCAATCTTGCCAGCGGCGCACGATCACATCGACGTACTTGGGATCGAGTTCGATCAGCCAGCCGATGCGGCCGGTTTTTTCTGCGGCGATGAGGGTGGTGCCCGAACCGCCAAACGGGTCCAGCACGATGTCGCCTGGACGGCTGGAATTGCGGATCGCACGCTCGACCAATTCCACCGGCTTCATGGTCGGGTGCAGGTCGTTTTTCTGTGGCTTCTTGATGTTCCACACATCGCCCTGGTCGCGGTCACCGCACCAGTGGCGGTTCTCTCCTTCGGGCCAGCCGTAGAGGATGGGCTCGTACTGGCGCTGGTAGTCAGCGCGGCCAAGCGTGAAAGTGTTCTTGGCCCAGATGATGAAGGTGGACCACTTGCCACCGGCAGCCCGGAATGCAGACTGCAGCGTATCGAGTTCGCTGGAGGACATGGCCACATAGACGGCTCCGCTACAGCGCGCCAACATTGGAGTCATTGCCGACAGCAAAAAGTCGTAGAAGCCATCGCCAAGGTTGTCGTTCAGGATCGGACGGTCTTTGCCGCGCATCTTGTCCTTGGCGCTGTTGGCGTAGTCCACGTTATAGGGCGGATCTGTCACGATCATGTCTGCCTTGGCATCGGCCATCAGCAGCTCGTAGCTCTTGGGGTCCGTGGCATCGCCGCACACCAGCCGGTGATTGCCCAGCTCCCAAACATCACCCGGGCGGGAGATGGGAGTGGCCGACACTTCGGGCACCGCATCGTCATCCGTCTGGCCATCGACCGTGGTCTCTTCGCCCGCCATGATCTCGGCCAAGGCTTCGGCGTCAAATCCGGTGATGTCCAGGTTGAAGCCGTCTTCTTGCAAGGACTGCAGTTCGATGCGCAGCATGGCGTCGTCCCAGCTGGCGTTTTCTGCGATGCGGTTGTCCGCAATGATCAGCGCGCGCCGCTGGGTCGGCGTCAGGTGATCGAGCACGACCACCGGCACGGTGTCCAGACCCAGCTTTTGCGCGGCGGCCAGGCGTCCATGACCAGCAACGATCACGCCGTCGGACCCCGCCAGGATCGGATTGGTGAAGCCGAACTCGACGATGGAGGCGGCAATCTGCGCCACCTGCTCCTCGGAGTGAGTGCGGGCATTGCGGGCGTAGGGCACCAGTTTTTCGGTGAGCCAACGCTCGATGTGTGTGGAGAGCCAGGGTTCAGACATGGGTGGATTCGCTTCGTCGTTGTTGGGCGATGGCCTCAAAGGTCTCGCCTGTGGCAGCCAGGGTGACTGGCACACCGGGGAAGTTCTGTTGGAAACGGATCAGCGCCACGTCGACGTACTCCGGCGCGATCTCGACGGCACGGCCGATGCGTCCGGTGCGATGGGCTGCCATCAGCGTGGTGCCGCTGCCGCCAAAAGGCTCGAAGACGATCTCAGCCTCGTCGGTGTAGGCCTCGATGACCTCGACCGGCAGCGTCACCGGAAACACGGCTGGATGATCAATGTCCTTGCCGATCTTTCCCTTGTGGCGCATGACCCGGATGACCGAGTCGGGGATGCGGTGGTCCTGGGTCGGCTGACCTGCGGCGTTCCAGCCGTTGACCTGGCCGTCCTTGCCACGCATCGCGGTCGAGGAGCCATCGGCACGCAGGTGGGTCTCCTGACCAGCGAACTTGCAGGGCACCGTCTTGTTGGGTTTGCGGGTCTGCCGGTTGAAGTGGAAGATGAATTCGAAGCTCGGTGCGAGACGTCCTTGCCAGTCGCCGGGCATCCCTGGCCCCTGGTCCCAGACGTACCAGGCAAAGCGCCGCCAGCCTTGGCTGCGCATCCATTGCAGCCACTGATCCCAATACGGGATGAACTCGTTGTCGCGGTGGATCAGACCCAAATTGACCAGCACCTGACCGTCGGCGGCCATGGGCACTTGCGCAAACACGCCGCGCATCAGGACATCCCAGTCGGCGATGCCGCCAGAGGTGTAGTCGCGCTGGTTGCCGTAGGGCGGCGAGGTGAAACACAGGCTGGCCTGCTCGCCCTGCATCAGGGTGGCGACCACTGAGGGATCACTGGCGTCGCCACAGATCAGGCGGTGAGGGCCCAGTTGCCAGACGTCCCCTGGTCGGGAGATCGGCTGCTTGGGTGGCTCGGGGATCTCATCGTCCTCATCGCTGCCTGGTTCGTCTTCAGGACTTTGGCCATCCGAATCATCGATTTCGGCCAGCATCTGGGCCAACTCGTGATCGTCGAAACCTGTGAGCTGCAGGTCGTAGCCTGCCTCAGACAGCTCTGCCAGTTCGAGCGCCAACAGCTCGTCGTCCCAACCAGCATCCAGTGCCAGGCGGTTGTCGGCGATCACGTAGGCGCGCTTTTGCGCACTGGTCAGGTGCCCCAGTTCAATGACAGGGACCTCGGCCAGTTCCAGCTTGCGCGCGGCTGCCAATCGACCGTGGCCCGCAATGATGCCGTTGTCGCCATCGACCAGGATGGGTTGCGTCCAGCCAAACTCCACGATGCTGGCTGCGATCTTGGCAATCTGGGCCGGCGAATGCGTGCGCGGATTTCTAGCGTACGGCAGCAGCGCATCGATCGCGCGATATTCGATCTGCAGGTTTGGCGTCATGGAATTGAAAAACCCGCCGAGCGTTGCCGCCGGGCGGGTGAGAAATTTTGTGGGGGTGGTAACTGTCAGGGGCGGTGGTAACCACAGGCCGGTAACCTGGCCGGGTGGTAACCTCATTTCAGGGGCAGACGCTATCGAAATCTCGCGCTGTTGCCCCCCGCATAGCGGAGGCGACCGGAAGGACCCATCAAATCTGCGTCGGATGCGTCAGCGATTTGATGGAATCTGCGTCTTGCGCTTCTTTCCTGACCGTAGCCGAGACTCTACCCTCAAATCGGCCTTCATGCTGCACGCCCAAAAACCGCCCATGGGTGCGTGTTGCAGCTGATTGATGCTCACACACGCCCAAAGACATCAGAACACCCTGCGTCGACGCTGGTAAGAGGTTTGATCACGGACATTGCCGTAGGAAATCTTGCCAGCATCAACAGCTGCCCGATCAACCAGAGTTGAGCCTGTATGCCACCAACTCCATAAGCCGGTGCCAGCGCCGGGAAGCCGTATTGCGGTCACAGGCAAAGCGCCTGCCGATCTGCTGCCACTCGTAGCGGTTGGCGCGCATCCAGACCAGATGGCGCTGCTCCAGGTCCAGCCACTGCACCCAGCGCATGGTCTCGAGCATCCGCTCTACCGCTTGTGGGCTGGGTGGAATGGACCGATACAAACGCTCGGGATCGGGATAGCGTTCAGGTACCTGCATGGCCAGCGTCATCCAGGGGTTGAAGTAGCCCGCGGGGCGCACGCGTGGCAGCCTGTGCGCGGTCTCAGCAGCTTCTGCGAACCGGGCCGCCACGGCATCAGCCGTCCATTGGGTCATGAGCTCAGCCATGGCACTTGCCTCCATCGCCGTACAGACGCTCGCCCAGACGACGCACGAACTGCTTCTCGATCCAGTCCAGGCGTTCATCCTCTTCCGAGACCACCAGGATGTGGTCGTTGCGCCAGCCCTCGCGTTTGACAGCGTCCAGGTCCGGCGTGGTGGGCTGCAGATTGCCCAAGGGGCAGCGGTAACGGTGTTGTGGAATTTTCATGTCACAACCCCTCCCGATCCATCTGTCGGGCCAGGTACAGCAAGGCGATGGCGTCAGCCTCGTTGTCATCAGCCGGGGCATGGCCACGGGCACGGATGGATGCCATCATCTCGTCCTTGCTGGCATTGCCTTTGCCGGTGGCGTGCTTCTTGATCGTGCCGACTGGGATGCCCTGGTACGGGATTTGGTGGTGCTCACACCAGGCGGTCAGCTGGCCCATGAAGCCGCCGTACGCATGCGCCGCGTCAACACCAATATGGCGGCGAACCTCTTCAAAGACCACCTGGTCAATGCCGTCATTGCACTGCTTGATGTCGGTAAGCCAACGCTTGAAACGCAGGAAGCGCATGCCGCCGCCTTCGAAGCGCTGGGGTTTAAACGATTGGCTGCCACTGGTGATGCTGCCGTCGCGGCAGGCCAGTGCCCAGCCCGTGGTTGTGCCCAGATCGAGGGCGAGAATAGTCGTTGCGTTCATTTTGTCAGTCCTTTTTTGATCGGGTATGACGCAGCTGACACGGTTTATCGATACCCTCCGTGAGGCGCGCACACACGCGCACGCGTAGGAGTTACGACAAACTGCGTCAGCTGCGTCAGACCGCATGGTTTTCATGGGTATCAGTCGTCCGCATAGGGGGTATAGGCTGGCGTCGGCGGGTGTTTGAGGCCAATGCCCTGGAACCCGCGCACGCCCAGCCCGTTGCGCCATTTGTCCAATCCACGCGTGATGAGCAGATCGGAAAACCGGCGTTGTGCGCCGACAAACTCACCCGCGGCTTCAGCCCACTGTTTCCAGTCGTTGAACAACTCGGCGGTCAGCGATTTGGCGTTGGCCTCGCGCACACAACGCTCATCAAGCCAGCGACCCAGGGCGTCCTCGGCTTCGAAATATTCCTCGGTCGCCTCCACCACGCGATGCGGCGGGGCTAGCCGTCCGTGGCGCTGCCAGTCGAGACAGCCCTGCACGGCCCACGCGAGGATGCCGTCACGTTCGGCCAAGAGTTTCTGCTGCAAGTTCTTGTCGCGGCGATCAGGCGGCACGGTGATCGTGAAAGGGATCAGGTGCAGCCTGCGTTTCATCGCCTCGTCGATGTTGCGAATGGCGGGCTTGTGGTTGCCTGCCACGAACAACTTGAACTGCGGGAAGAACTCGAAGAAGTCCTGGCGCATGAAACGCGCCGAGATCTTGTCGCCACCGGTGAGGTTCTTGAGCTTGGACTCGGCCCAGCGTTTGCCCTGTTCGGTTTCGATCGCCGCCACGAAGCGCGCGCCGCGCAGTCCCGCCATATCGGTCGGGTGCCGGTCGGTGCGCGTCTCCATGAAGGTGTCCATCGGCGCATTGGTCGCGTAATCACCCAGGATGGTGGCCAGCGTGTTGACGAACACCGACTTGCCGTTCGCGCCTGTGCCGTACAGGAAAAACAGCGCGTGCTCCTGCGTCGACCCGGTCAGCGCGTAACCGACCATCCGTTGCAGGTAGGACTGCAACTCCTTGTCGCCACCCGTGACCTCGTCGATGAATTGCCTCCAGGTCGGGCAGTCGCCGCTGGGCGTGGCTGTGGTGATTTTGGTCATCCGGTCGACACGCTCGTGCGGGCGCATCCGGCCTGTCTTGAGATCGACCACACCGCCCGGCGTGTTGAGCAGCCACGAATCAGCATCCCATTCGTCGGTGGTGGCCGCGTGCCTGCGATCTGCACGCGCCAGGCGTTCCACACCGCCGACCGTTCCTGCGCTGGCCAATTTGGCGGCGACCTTGGGGTTGTCGGCGCTCACAGCCATCTGGCGGCAGACGCTGCGAATCAAATCCGTGGCCGCCAGCGTGTCCTCGGTGCGCCAGCGTTGCCCGTCCCACACCAGCCACTTGCCCCAGCCGGACACGTATCGCCAGTCGCGGTGGTAGCGGCGCGTGAAGGACAGCGCCAGCGCGTCCTCCGTACCCCAGACGGATTCGTCACTGCTGACCACCGGATCAACGTCATCGGCCACGTCGTGCATCTGCAGGCGCGGCCCGTGTGTGAGGAAGGTGGCGACATCGAAGCCCTCTGCAATGGCATCGGCCACGTCCCAGCCTTCTGCAGCCTCTTCGGGTGGATAGAGGACGTGACAGGACTTGGCCCCCGCCGACAAGATGGCCTGTGCCGCCTGCGTGGCGTACTCCCAGCCCGGCTTGTCGCGGTCGGGCCAGATCAGCACGGCCTTTCCGGCCAATGGCGACCAGTCGGTCTTGTTGACCGGAGCGTTCGCGCCGTGCATCGCCGTGGTGGCATTGACGCCCGCGTCGATCAGGGCCTGCGCGCATTTCTCGCCCTCGACCAGCACCACCTGCGCGGCGCTGATCATCCCCGGCTGGTTGTAGAGCGGGCGCGGGTCGGGCGGTGCCATCTTGCGCCGCTTGGCATCCCAGGGCCGGAACTGCTTCTTCTGCCCAGGCGGGTCGAAACGGTAGACGACGGCGATGAGATGGCCCGTCGCATCGAGGTAGTCCCACTTAGCGGTGGCTGGGCCAAGTTCGTCGACCGGCACGTCCTTCTTGCCGGATCGGCGAACTGGCATCTCGCGGGCGCGACCGAGCAGATCAGCCGCCGCATCCAGCACACGATTGAAATCGGTGTGGATGTCAAGCGCCGAATGTCCAGCGATCAAGGAAAAAATGTCGCCGCCATCGCCCGTCGCGCGATCCGTCCACAACCCGGCCTTCTCACCGTCCAGCACCACCTCGAGGCTGTCGCCGGGACTGCCCAACACGTCCCCGATCAGGAACTTGCCCCGGCGTCCCTTGCCAGCCGGAAACATTGTGACTAGCACCGAGGAAAGGCCAGCGATCAGCCCAGCACGCAGCGCCTCGCGTTCACTGTCATCGAGGATGCGTCCAGGCTCGACTGGTTTTGGGGTGTCATTGAAGTCAAGCATCGGTGGCCCCCCCGATCACATCGGCAATGCCAGCCAGTTCGTGCGGAATACGAGATTCGTGTCGCAGCTTTCGCAGCGCCTTACCCTCGATCTGGCGGACGCGCTCGCGCGTGACCTCCATCTTCTCGGCGACCTCGTCGAGCGACGATCCGACAAAGAAGCGCTCACGGATCACGTCCGCCTCACGAGGTGTCAGCGTATCGAGGGCATCCTGAATAATGCGACCTGCCTGCGCGTGGCTGGCCAGCTGCAGTGGGTCGGCGGGTGCCGTTTCACTGGCTAAGGCTTGCACGCTGTCTGCATCCAGATCGATGCTGGAATGGTTGGTTTCCAGAGGCTGGAGCTGGGCATCCGACCACAGATCGGAGGGAGATGCGTTCAGGAAGTCACACAGGTTCCACGCACATTCCCGCAGCAAGCCATCCGGCCGCAACGGCGAACGCGTGAGGTTGATGTAGGGCAACAGCGCCCCGTAGTAGCTGATGCCGACGACGGCTGCGAACGGAGCGCCCGGCCTGTGGCCCGCCCGTTCGATGGCACGCAGCAGACGGGCATTGCGCACGGTGACGCGAACACGGTAATCACTCATGTGCTCCTCCTTGCGTGACTGCCCATGCCCTGAGCTCCGACATCCGGAAGCGAACCATCTGGCCGACCCGGTAGTGCGGAATGCGATTCGAAACGCGGCACTGCGGTTTGGTGAAGAAATACGGCGGAAGGTTGAGCAGACGCGCCGCGTGGCGCGCCCCCACCATCGGTTCCGCCGCTGGTGCTTGTGATTGGTTTTGGTTCATTGCATGCTCCAGCAGCGGTCTTGCCAGGCGCACATCCGGCATTCGAAGTGGGTTGAGTCGTGAAAGGCACGTGGCAGCAACTCGCCTGCCTCGGTCGCCGTGATGACCTTCACCGCCCGATCCGACATGCGCTGGGCCAGTGCCGCGTCAAAGGGCACGAGCTCGGTGTAGATCTCCATCGTGTCGGCGTTGAGCGCCGTGAAGATCGCCGGGTGCTCGTGCAGTTCGAGATAGGCTTGGTAGATCGCCACCTGCGCGGCGTAGACGGGCTTGGAGATGGCCAAGCCCTTTTTCTCGAGATCGCTCCATGACTTGTTGCCCAGGCACTTGCACTCCCAGAGCGCGGGGTAAGCGAAGCCCTCAGGGCCCGCTACGACAACGCCATCGACGTGGCCTTGCAGGCGACCGTCAGCCACCGAGAAGCCGAACTGCTCGCCGTCGGCCTTTCGGGTGCGCAAGTCAAAACCTGCGTCCCGCAGCCACGCGACCATGCAGTCCTCCATGACATGGCCACGCTCGAAAATGCGCAGCATCCGGCCCGGGGTGTCCCGCCCGTGATCGATGGGCGCCTTGGCATACTCGAACTGCAACGCGCGCTCGCAGGCCACCCCGAGGCGCGAGGCTCCGAGGTACTGGCGCTCAGACTGGCGGGCGCGAGCCTGCTGCAACCCGGCATCGACCAGGGCGGTGACCTGACCCACGATGCTCGATGAGGAGTTGAAGTCCATCATGACTTGCCCCCCTTCGGTTCTTCCCAGGGCAGGTCGTCCTCCAGATCCGCGAACGGATTGGTGGCATCGGGTGCCAGCGGATCGGGCGTGGGCGGCAAGCCCCGCACGGGCGGAAACTTGCTGGACTCGTGGTGCGCGACCATTGCGTCCGACCAGCAAGTAACGATGGCGTCGATCACCCGCAGGGCCTCCGCTTCGGAGTAATCGCCCAGTGGCTTGGTGAAGCCGATCTCGCCCGCTACCTCGCCAAACGCCTTGAGGCACTGGCGCATTGCGGCCAGTTCGACGTCAGACGGATCGATCATGGCGACCTCCGTCTTGTCGATGCGACCTTCCTTGGCCCGCTGCCAGTTGCCGTACAGCGCGTGAAATGCGTCCTGGCAGCGACGGGAGCAGAACACCCAGTCGATGGGATAACGCCGGGGGTCGCCCACACCGTGACGGTTGTCGGTGTGGCCGTAGCCCCGAGCCTGTCGTTTGCAGACCCAGCATTTCACGCCCCCTCCTCGAGTTCATCGAGCAGCAGGCCCAACTGCAAGGCAGCGCCAGCAAAGGCGGCCTCACAGCGGCGCTTGAAATCGGGGTAGCTCATCGAGCTGCGCGCAATCGCCGTGACCGCGTGAATCTGCGATTCCAGATGCGCGAGTCCCTGATCGGACAGCCACTGGTGGTGCTTCTGCGAGATACCCTTGCGATTGCGGATCTCGCCCAGCAGGTCCTCTGGGAGCACCGGCCCGTAGACCCAGCGCAGCGTGATCTGGCCTACAACGTGCGGTGGGTTCTGGTCGTGGCCCTGGTATTTCCAGCCGAACAACCGATAGATGGCGCGGTAGTAGTCGGGATGGAAGCGGCGCTCCCACGATGCGCAGGACTGGCGCAGCAACTTGGAGATCAGCTCCTGCAGCGCATCCGGTGCGCGGTGGTGCTGGTAGCCAGTGGCCTCGTCGATCAGCGCGACCTCGCCGGTGGT